CAATTCTGCTGTGGGATATTACATTGCACAGAGAGCAGGCATTGGTCTTAACTTAGGTCGCATCAGAGCAATCAATTCAAAAATCAGGGGAGGCGAAGTGGCACACACTGGTGTGATTCCTTTCCTCAAAGTGTTTGAAGCCACAGTGAGATCTTGCACACAGAATGGCATCAGAGGCGGATCAGCCACTGTACACTTTCCGATATGGCATCAAGAGATTGAAGACATCCTTGTGCTGAAAAACAACAAAGGCACAGAAGACAACAGAGTGCGTAAGTTGGATTATTCAATTCAGATATCAAAAATATTCTATGAACGTGTGTTGCAAGATGGAGACATCACACTGTTTTCGCCGCATGATGTGCCAGAATTATATGATGCGTTTGGGCATGACAATGACAAGTTTGACGAACTGTATGCAAAGTATGAAAACGATCGCAAGACACCCAAAAAGAAAATCAAAGCCATGGATTTATTTTCCGCACTGCTGAAAGAGCGAGCAGAGACAGGTAGAATATATGTGATGAACATTGACCACGCCAACTCACACTCATCATTCAAAGACCCTGTGAGAATGTCAAATTTGTGTCAAGAAATTACTTTGCCCACTGTGCCAATTCAAAGTGTTGATGATGATCAAGGTGAAATAGCACTGTGCATACTGTCAGCAGTGAACGTGGGCACTCTTAAATCATTGGATGATCTTGAAAACATCTGTGATCTTTCTGTGAGAGCACTGGAACAAATCATTGACTATCAAGGCTATCCTGTCAAGGCAGCTGAAATATCAACCAAAGCAAGAAGATCGCTGGGTGTTGGTTACATTGGTCTTGCACACTATCTTGCAAAAAACAAAGTCAAATATGCAGACCAAGAAGCATGGCAACTCACACATGATTTATCAGAAGCATTTCAATACTATCTGCTCAAAGCATCCAACAATCTTGCCAAAGAACGTGGTGCCTGTGATGGGTATGCTCAAACAAAATATGCTGATGGCATCTTGCCCATAGACACATACAAAAAAGACATTGATGCAATCATACCAAACAAACTTAAAATGGATTGGGACACTCTGAGAAAAGACATCAAAACACATGGACTGAGACATTCAACATTGTCTGCACAGATGCCAAGTGAAAGTTCATCTGTGGTATCAAATGCCACCAACGGCATTGAACCACCCAGAGCACTGCTGTCCACAAAGAAATCAAAGAAAGGTCCACTCAAGCAGGTGGTGCCACAGTATCAAACACTGAAGAACCATTACACTCTGCTATGGGATATGCCATCTAATGAAGGTTACATCAATGTGGTATCAATGATGCAGAAGTTTTTTGATCAAGCCATTTCAGGCAATTGGTCATACAACCCGCTACACTTTGAAAACAATGAAGTGCCAATGTCAGTGATGATCAAAGATCTATTGACAACATACAAATTGGGATGGAAGACATCATATTACCAAAACACCTATGACTACAAGGGCGAAGAAGACACAGTACAACCACAAGGCATAGAAGACACTGTTCAGACAATGATCAACGAATTACCTGATCAAGAAGACGAAGAAGAGTGTGACGCTTGTGCTATCTAGGTTGACACAAACAAACAAGGAAGTATAATTAAAACAATGAGCAAAACAGTATTCAACAGAAAAGAAGTAGACTTCACCAAACAGCCAATGTTTTTTGGAGAAGATCAAAACACACAAAGATATGACCAATTCAAGTATCCAGAGATGGACAAACTCAACCAACGCATGTTGGGTTACTTTTGGAGACCAGAGGAGATTTCACTGCAAAAAGATCGTGCAGATTTTCAAACGTTTCGTCCAGAACAAAAACACATTTTCACAGCAAATCTCAAATATCAAACACTATTAGATTCTGTACAGGGCAGAGGGCCTTGTTTATCATTTTTGCCTTACTGTTCACTGCCTGAACTAGAAGGTTGCATCATCACATGGGATTTCATGGAGACCATACACTCACGTTCATACACATATATTATGAAGAATGTGTATGCTGATCCATCAGAAGTGTTTGACACAATCCTTAATGATGAAGAAATTGTTAAGCGAGCCATTTCAGTCACAGAAAACTATGATAGATTTTCACAACTGGCACAAGACTATTTTGTCAAAGGCATAGGCGATATCAAAGAAGTTAAGAAACAATTGTATCTTGCCATGGTGAATGTCAACATCCTTGAAGGATTGAGATTCTATGTGTCATTTGCTTGTACATTTGGCTTTGGCGAATTGAAACTGATGGAAGGTTCTGCAAAAATTATATCATTCATTGCAAGAGATGAAGCCACGCACTTGAACCTATCCACACAGATTATTAAAAAGTGGCAAGAAGGTGATGACCCTGAAATGAAAAAGATCGTTGCTGAATGCAAAGATGAAGTGATCGACATGTACAAACTGTGTGTTGAAGAAGAAAAAGCATGGGCCAAACACTTGATGAAGGAAGGCACCATCATAGGACTCAATGAAAAACTGTTGGGAGATTATGTTGAATTTGTTGCTAACAAAAGACTCAAGTCAATTGGCTTCGATCCATTGTTTGACAGACCATTGAATGCAAATCCTTTACCATGGACACAGCATTGGTTGAGCAGTGCAGGCTTACAAGTGGCCCCTCAAGAGACAGAAGTAGAAAGTTACATCATAGGTGGTGTCAAACAAGACGTTGACAAAGACACACTGGCAGGGTTCAAACTATAATGCTAATTGATTCAGGCTTCAAAGCCAATGACATCATTGCCATGCGAATCCAAGGCGGTGATGAAGTGATTGCAAAATTTTTATCACAAGATGACAAAACCATCAAAGTGTCCAAACCATTAGCACTTGCAATGACACAACAAGGCATTGGCATGCAACAGTATCTTGTGATGGGCGACATGACCAAGGATTTTGTGTTCAACAAAACATCAGTTGTGACCACGCAAAAAGCCAACAAGCAAGCCGCTGACAATTACATTCAAGGCACCACAGGCATTACACCTGCTTCATCTGTGCCACCACTACAAACCAAGTAGACAAAATTTCAAAACAAGTATAAAATAGTATTGCTGGCATTGATGCTATACTGGACCCGGGATCGACCCCGGCGCCTCCACCAACAGACTCCCTTCCGGGGGCGAGTGGATTGACAGGTAGAGTAGTTGGCAAATTACAATCGCAGAGGAAACTCTAGCACTTGCGGCCTAATTAATTAGGCTGGCAGGGTTTGGCCCACCTGGTAACAGAACGGGCCACTTCCGTTAAATATAGACATTAAACCACTAGGAGAACAGTATGGCAGATACAAACGAAGACGGCAAACTTGAATTGTCGATCAGAGTCTTGGGCAATGAATTGATTGCTATCAAAATGGAAGTTAACGATTTCAAAATGAAATGGTTGATTGTTGGAATTGGTGCATTGGTTGGACTTGGCTATGCTGTGTCATCATTTGGTCCTGAACTAATGTATACTTTTGGAGCAATGTAATGTATGAGTATAAATGTAATATTGTAAAAATAGTAGACGGCGACACAGTTGATGTTGACATTGATCTAGGATTTGGCGTGTGGCTGAAAGATGAACGTGTTAGAGTTATGGGAATTGATACACCAGAGTCGAGAACACGTGACAAAGTTGAAAAGAAATTTGGACTTGCATCTAAGGCCAAACTTAAATCTTTACTAGGAAAAAGTGGCGTATTAAAAACACAAGTCAATAAAAATGGTGAAGACATGAAGGGCAAATTTGGCAGAATATTAGGCGACTTTGTTGTAGGAGCAAGGATGGTTACTGAAATAATGTGTGAAGAAGGTTATGCTGTGCCATATTTTGGCGGATCTAAAGAAGAAATTCAAAATTTGCATGAAGCCAATAGAAAAAAACTTATCAAAGCAGGTATTGTTAAAATTTAACTTTCATAACTATTTTTATGGAGGTTACAAATCTACACTTAGAACTTTCAACTTATTGTAATGCAAACTGTCCGTTGTGTGTTCACGATAAAAGCGGTGACAGTCATCCACTCATGCACTTGTCACTTGAAAACATAAAACGTTTACTTCAAAATTCAATAACAGATCATGTTAACTTTATACAATTGTGTGGAACACATGGTGACCCGATTATGCACAAAAATTTTATTGCGGTTATAAAACTTATTAAAAATCTCAAACCGTATGCAGAAATAGAAATTTCAACAAATGGATCTTTGAGACCACAAAAATTTTGGAAAGACCTAGCTATTATTTTAAATGGTAAGGATCATATTATATTTGGATTAGATGGGCTTGCAGACACACATCACATTTACAGGAAAAATACAAATTTTGACACAGTGATAAAAAACGCTAGGTGTTTTATTAACAATAACGGATCAGCGTGGTGGCAATTTATTCCATTCGAACACAATCAACATCAGATAGTAGATGCGTACAACTTATCTCAAAAGTATAATTTTGCAAAGTTTTTTGTAAAACATGAAAGATATTGTTATGGGGACGAAGTAAAAGCACCTACAATAGATGTTTCTAAGCAGAAAGAACTTATGGTCACTAGAGATATTGCAGTTGGTCTAAACGACACATTTGTTTCAAGTAAACAATTCTCAAATAATTGTATTCATC